AAGATTAAATAATTATTGTGGGGCTGGTTGGACTTGAACCAACGATAGGCCGTGTATAAGACGACTGCTTTACCCCTAAGCTACAACCCCCTCTAAAACGCTCCAAAATGCCCCAGGATTAACGAAACCCCCCAAGATGATACTTACTACCACCTATAGAAAATTGAGGCTTAAAATTGATTTTAGTGCGTTGTGATAAAATAGTGCCCTTCGACGTTTTGGGCACGTTTTGATACGATAGTATTTTTCGTCGCCAGCGTCAATAGTGCGGTTGGGGATAACTCGGTGGATATGTGGTATAACTCAATATGTAAAAATCACACCACGACACACGAAAAAAGCCACACACTCGTAAATGTGTAGCTTTATTCGGCTTATATTAAGTCGCTCGTAATGGCAACGCCTTTATTCACTTTTTTAATGCTAACTCCACCACCATACGCAAGATTATACTCTTGCTGTAGGTATTCGGCTTCGTCCTGGGTTTCGGCCTCGTCTATCTCCTCACCTTTCCATAATAGTATATACATGGTTAGGTGTTTAGATCCGCAAGCCGATACTCTCCGCTCTTTATCTTGGCTTTGATGGTCTTCGTGTCCTCGCCCAAAAAGTAATTGCGCCAGCGGCTCGTGGTCTTGGAGTAATCCCAATAGTGGGAGTCAAGCCAAGTAATGCCGTTGTGTATCTTTACAATTATACTTTTATAGCTCTGAAAGTATCGCGCCCCGTCATCTCCGGTTATCTGGAATTGATTGGCGACTGCTCGCCCCCGGTCGTTGGTGATTTGCTCTACTCTCATACGCTTTGTACAACTAGACGGCGCGTTGTCCGCCCCTGTAAGTCCTCGTTGATGATGTCAACAGCCCCGGCGTAGCAGTTCATCTCTGTATGCTCGTCGGTGTCCTCATAGTACCCCCCTTGTCGGCTAACTTGTCGCCCCATATCGTCGGTGATGGTACACTCGTACACATTCCCGTTAATATAGTCGTTCCAGGTCTTTATAAGGCCCTTGGCGTGTAAACGTGCGTTATACTTGTCGGCCGCGATAGTTCGCGCCACAAACACTAGCCCATTTTCCAGGCCCTCTTGCTCTGGTGTGTTGGTGTCCACGTTATCTTTTAGTGAAAACGTAGGCAAACCAACCTCCCAGCGCAAGCGACAATCGAAAACGTGGTGCGTTTCCGTCATTCGCCGTATAATGCCGTCAATAGCGGTGTACTTTGGCGGTATGTCTATCAGATCGTGTGAACAAACTAGAAACAGCTCCGGCCCCCCGAAATCGTGAGGCGATACTGTGTCGCGTTGTTTCTCGATACTAATAGAATACCCCTTGTATTTTAGAACCATACATGGTAATAATTAGGGTCTTGTAATTTTAAGTAAGTATGAAATTGTCAAGGAACACGCCTATACAGGCGATATGAGGGTATCCGGCCCCCTCTCCGCCGTATCATACTGTGATGGTACGGTGTGGAGGTGGTGGGATAGTAAACTAGCGTCCGTAGCGTTTTAGTATGTCGTATACTCGCCCCAATACTTCGTTGCGGGTCTTTCCGAAAATGTAAAAATATACACCTTCATAAACACCACTTGCGCGCCACTTTTCGTCTGTGATTGTTTCGACTTTTTCAATGGTCATATACACTTGGTTATTTTTCTAATACTTACATTATAGCACTAGACTATTTTATATCCGCGTCGATACTGTTGATAACCTCACGTATGTGTGCATAATCAACAAAGGGTGAAACCTCCGTGGACTCAATCAACCGCGCCCCCATGATCTCTATGGCCTCAAGCCTTGCCCTCTCTAGGTTTACCCCCTCGCGCTGTTGATAGATATCACGCGCCATGGCCTCAAGTTGACACTCCAGGCTAATACAACGATACGAAACAGCCTCAGCATGAGGCAACCGCGCCACTATCAAGTCGCCAAACACCAACCAACCCACCACGACCACCGCCACCCCATACCCTACAACATGCCTATACTTTAGATACTCTTTTGTTTTCTCCTTCATAGTTAAGTTATTAACAACAAAGGGGCGCACAATCGCGCCCCCTCGCTGTTTTGCCGTTTATAATTTACAGGCCACCGCGCCCACGTGGTCGCCTGTACTTACACAATACCACGCCCCCGGCGTACACATGGCAAGTTATCCCCACAACATAAAAGACGCGCCACCGTTACGTGTACGCGCCCCCTATGAGTGTATAAGACTTGCCACCGTTGCCGGTAGCATAGGACGCGCGACAATCACGCGCCCCTGCTACTTACAACCGTCTACGCCCTATGCTTACCGCACAATGAACACATGCCATGCTCATCTGGCAACACCTCCCCGCCATAATTGGGGCAATACTTGGCCGGCACATCTGTAAATATCCGTATAGGGTTTTCTGTACGGTACACATCAAAGTGTTTTATTCTTAGCGTGTACTCGTGAAGGCCGTTGATCTTGTTTATTGACTCGATAACCACTATCCCCATGCCCTCGTTTATCGTATGGTGGTAGATGGTTTGGCCAACGGTATCAAGTACTAGCCTGCGCCCTGTTTTTTTACTCATCTTATTTAATCTTATACACCACGGTGTGTAATCCGTAGTACATGAGGCGCAACCAATCGCGCCCCATAACTAGTGACTACTCTACCAAGTCATGCGCCATAATGATGGCATCACCCCATGAACCCGTACACAGCCCCCCAAAACTATCATTCTCCTCAACTCTAGCCTGGTGGTCTTTATACACTGTATAATAAAACCCTTGCTGCTCCAATGCCTCGCTAATGATGACAACCCGGCCCCTAATCTCTAGTACCAAGTCAACCTCTAGGGTAAATTGGCGGTGGAAGTCGTCGATAATTGATTGTGCACTCTCTACCCCGTCCTCCTCCTCATTAACGTAGTGGCTACAACTTGCCATGTCGTTATCATCACCCAGCGCTGTTACTCGTATCTCGTATCCTTTCATTGCTTATTGTCTTATACACTAGAGTCTTTTAACCTCTAGTAACAACAGCATACGCGCCCCTCCACTACAAGTCAATGACTGTTATACACACCAGCACGTAACACGCGCCCTAATACAACCCAAACAACACACACCCTACACTATAGTATAAGTACATACACCACTAAACTCTACACAAGGTTAATACTAAAAGGCTATCGCACGTGGGTATGTGCTCATGTGTACGTGTGTATGTGTCATGTATGTACACCGTAAGTAGCTACCCTCACCCCCACCTCCCACCCCATAGAAAAATAGTAGAGTAGTAGCAGGCACGTGCACACGTGCACAGGCACAGGCACGTGATTATATGGCTTATTACAAGGCTACAGGGGGAGGGGTACGGGGACAATGGAGCGGGATTTATGTATAACTACCACCACCAAAATTTATATAATATCCATAGGAATATATGTGACACAGGCTGCTAGATAGGCCCCATATGCTTTAGCGGACTTGACTGATTCTATCAGTCATGATAGAATAGTCTTACTTGAAATAGAGACTCTCGCTGATGAATATAATATCAGGTACGCTGTCTTGCTCCGGTAAATACCGCCACATTCTATAAGTTGACCTAATCTTCTCTCTGAGAGGATATTTTTCGTTAACATATATTAACACGTTAAGCGTCGCAGACATGACACTGCCTAAAGCACCAAAGCCATACTGGCAATTAATAGGAACAACCAAGAAGATTGAGTTCTATAAGTCTTTAGTGACTAAGAACTATTTTGAGGCCGCCAAAGAGATTGGCATGGACAAGCACTACCAGCCGATTACTCTGAGGTCTATTGGGTATCAGTTGTACAAGAGTATCGACCCTAAAGAGTTGGGCATATCTGAGGACATCGTTAAGATGGTCCAGGAGGCGATTGCACAGCGCAAGATGAGCAAGACGGTCAAGGTCAAGGAAGACACCACAGATATCCTGTTTACGCCCTCAGAGATGATTAATCCTGAGGACAATAAGCAGGTGGTCATCCACGGTCGTAATAAGGCAGCCATGCTCCTGCACAAGAAGATGGACCGAATTAATAGCAATAAGAAGCTCCTCGACGCAGTATCTCTAACTCAGCTTGCCACCACGTTTGCTATCATGTTCGACAAAGCCCAGATAATTAATGGTCAGGCAACAGAGAATATAGCAGTCATGGCCAAGATTGACGACAATCTATCACCTGAGCAGGCCCTGGATATGGTTTTACAGATGCGTGAGCGTGAGGTAGCGGAGAAGTCTGAGCAGAAATAGTATGGCAGAACTCTTAGATGTAGAGAAAGAACTGGCGCGACGTGACCAGCTTTTCAGGGATTACATGATTAACCCAGAGATGCACAAGAAGCGTATAGAACGACTAAAGCTCAACGATGCCGGAAAGAACAACGTAGAGGCCCGTGCAATGCTCTGGCAGCTCTGTTCTCGCCCAGACGCTCCAGCGGAGGGTTGTATATTCTTTATTGAGAACTTTGGCTTCACGTTCGACCCCCGTAAGGAAGTAAAGCATATACCGTTCTTTCTGTTCGAGTACCAGAAGGAGGCAATACGTTGGCTTGTAGACCACATAGACAACGGCCACGACGGACTTATCGAGAAGTCACGAGACATGGGAGTAACCTGGATTGTTGTATGGGTGTTCTTGTGGTACTGGTTATTTAGGGATGGAACCAACCTGCTTATGGGTTCTTACAAGGAAAAGCTGGTAGACGACCGTACTGACGACTCTCTGTTTGGTAGACTTGACTATGGTATAGATTCGTTGCCTAAGTGGCTTGTACCTAAAGGATTCAACAAGAAGAAGCACCGCAATCACCTCAAGTTAATTAATCCAGTAAATGGAAACCTTATTGCTGGAGAGTCTATGTCACCAGAGTTTGGTACTGGTATGCGTAAACTCGCGGTATTCTTTGACGAGTTAGGGGCCTGGGATTACGCACAGCCAGCATGGCGCACCTGTGGAGACGTAACATCATGCCGCATCGCGAACTCCACTCCAAAGGGATTTAACTTCTATGCTAAACTACGACAGTCAGGTATAGACGTACTAACCTTACACTGGACACGACACCCACTCAAGGACCAGCAATGGTATGAGTTTGAGCGTCAGCGTCGCGATGAGGTTGAGGTCGCCCAAGAACTTGATATATCTTACCATGCCTCCCAGGAGGGTAGAGTATATCCAGAATGGAATCAAGATAACGTAGAGCGTGGTATATTCAACTATGACCCAGGATTGCCGCTGTATGTTGGTTGGGACTTTGGAAAGACTGACGATACAGCAATCATCTGGGCACAACCATTCAACAGCAAAATACGGATTATTGATACATACTCTCGCTCTGGCCAGAATATCGACTTCTTTATTCCTTTCATTACTGGAATCTTACCATCAGATTCTTATCGATACTCCAAACAGGAATTTGACATTATTGAAAATCATCGTAATTGGAAACGAGGAGTACACTTCGGAGACCCGGCAGGACGGTTCAAGAATGGTGTTACAGACGCTACAGTGCTCTCTACGCTTCGAGATGCCGGTATAATAGTAAACTATAAGGATTCATGGAAAGAGCACCAGAATCGACGCAGGGCAGCAAAGCAGCTAATCCGGGCTGGCATAGCACTAAACAATAACGAGAGGGCAGACGACTTCAATCTCTGTATGGAAAACGCGGCATACCCAACTCCAACTGTAGAGGGAGAAAGACAGGTTCGCTCAGAGAAACCAAAGCATGACTGGACATCACACTTCCGTTCTGCATTTGAATACCTCAGTCTCGGCATTGTTGAGTATACATTCAGACAGGCACGACCAGTAGACAAGATAGAACGAGAACAGTACGTTAATGGTAAGCGACGAGCACTAAGATACTAATGAAAGAATTCAAATATCATTTTATACAGGACTGGGGAACTTACGGAAACCAGACCTTAGTTATTGTTGGAGAGCAAGACATTGAGAAGGTTCTTCGTAAAACCAAGACTCCTGAGGAAATTATCGAGGAATATAAAAATTCTGATTGTGAGGTTGCGGCAAGGGAGGCAGACGGATTTGTATATGATTTCCAGAACTCAGCAACCATACTCTGGCTTAAAAAGTACGATCCAAAAGACTGGAGTACATTCGACACCATGGTTCATGAGATTGTCCATCTAATACAGAAAGCAATGATGGAGATGCGTGGTATGGAGAAAGAGTACGAAGCCCAAGCATACCAAGTTGAATACTTATTTAAAAATATTCGCAATAAGATTAACAAAGAATATGAACGACGGAACAAGGTGGTTCAGGCGGTTCCAAAAGGAGCTAAAAAGAAAAAGTCCTCACCTAAGGCTAAAGAAGATTAAGTACGGATTCTACCGTATTTACTTCAAAGGATTCTATATTGGCGAATGTTTTAAAGACATGCCGCCAAAAGGATATGACAAAGAGGATGATAATCCACAGCTACTGAGTAAAAATTACTACGAGCAGTATGAAGACAATATTGAAACGATAAGAAAAGTAAAGAACTTTGTTGAGGGCTATTACGATAACATCAAAGATATGACAACTCGACTGTACATGCTTCGTAATGACCAGGAGTTTTATGAAAATTCAAAGCGTGCTTACCAGCAAATGTACGTTAAGTAATTGCCATAATAATTTTAATGTGTTATAATTTACGCAATATATGGCAAAAGAGAAAAGTGTACTAGCACTGGCTAAATTGTTTTATGCTGATGGGGAGCAGTTTTATTGTTCAGAGAAAGAGAAGGCCGTACTCGCAGACATTGTAGATTTATTTAGAAAGACTCAGGCCGCACGAGACCAGCGGTTCCAATACTTTGATGGTCAGAATCTAATTGAATATATCGAAGACTCAGTGCTTCGCTTTAATACAAACGTAGACGAACGAGAAGGTATCGAAGACTGGCAGGCTGCTGTAAATGACGGCTTTACTCGCAACAAGGTACTTGCTATCCTTGGTAAGATACGAGAGGTATTGCCTATTGCTACGTTTACTGGTCGTGGAGATGAGGACTCTCAGAAGGGTATTATACTCTCAACTCTGTATCAGTACGTTGAAGACATGGACGACTATGAAGAGTTCATGACCCACTATCTTCTTGAGGCTATTGTCAAAGGAACTGCTATTGGATACGAAGATGTTCATTACCAGAACAAGAAAATTCGTGACGTAACGGGTATCGGTGACGGTATCAAGATAAGCGAGAAGAATGAGAAGACGACTAAACTCTTCGCTTCTATTGTGCCGCTTGAGGAGTTCTATCCATCAAGCCCGTCAATCCGTAAGATTAAGGACATGCCTTACGCCTTCTGGCGCACAGTAATGTCTTACTCAACATTCGTAGAAGGTTTTGGTCACTATCGAAAGTCTGAGCTAGTAACCCCAAAGCAGTCTTTCCTGGACAACGAAATGAAGCCATACTACTATGACTTTATGGATGAGTCTACCGCAGATGGCTCTGTTGAGGTAATTCGATTCTATGACAAGCTTAATGACCAATTTGTTATTATAGCAAATGGTATATGGCTTAACTCAATCGTTACATCAGACGACGCGGAAGAAATATCTCCACTTCCATGGTCACACAAAGACTTGCCGTTCTTTGATACAAAGTTTGATTTCTTTGGTTCAGACTTCTTCTATGGTAAGTCACTGCCAGACCGACTCAAGTCAATGCAGGACATTCTTAATGTTCTCACAAACATGCTTCTTGACCAGTCATTCCTCACAATCTTCCCACCACTTCTCACAAACGGATTTGACTCAATAGAGGATGACTATTTGCGACCAGGAAGACGAACGCCAGTAGACACGCAAGGTTTACCAATTAGTCAGGCATTCCAAGTCTTACAGTCACCAACGCCGTCAGGATGGCACCAGTACATTCTTGAGTACACTCGTCAAGTAATGGAAGAGGCATCCATTGACAAAGTAAGTCAAGGTATGGCAGGAGCAGGAGACCGAACTACGGCTCAAGAGATTCGTGTTGCAGCCTCTGGTGTTGCCGCCATGCTTCAACTCTTTGCAACAATGGTTCATACAGCAATCAAGCGTAAGGCCATGCTTAAGACAAGCAATATCTTACAGTTTGGTATGAATCCAGAGGCTCCTATTGTACGAGCTGTACTAGGAGACTCAGCATCAGAAGACCTCCAGCGTGCGTTCTCAATCATCAAGGTTGATAACTCTGTACTAAGTCAGGGCAAGAGAGGAACTCGTGTTATTGAAATGTACAAGAGCAAGGCCGAACTTCCAACCCCATCGAATGTTCGTGCTCGCGCCAAGATAAATAAACTAGAATCAGGCAACGAGGTTGAGATTGTGGCAATACCTCCAACCTATCTCCGTAACTTTGAATTTGACGTTAAGGTAGTACCAAATCCAGCTTCGCAGTCAACTAAGGAGGTGGAAAAGGCATTACAGCTAGAAAAGCTACGAGTTTACTTAAGTTTCTTCCCAGAGCTTGTAAATAAGAAAGAGCTTGCAGCACAGACAGCAGAAAAAATGGGTGACGACCCAGCAAAGATTCTTCTTGGAGAAGCATTTGGAATACCACCAGCCAACGAGAACAACCCAGAAATGGACCCAGGTATGTCAACGGAACCTAATGGCAATACCGCAAACAATCTAGCTCGTTCAGTAAGGGGCGGAGAACAAGGAGGCGCAGAGATGGCAGCATTAATGGGTAACATCACAGGTTAATGATAGAAAAAATACTGAATAAGTTCGGTTATGTCAAGGCCCCATTAGACCCACTATACGAAGCGGCCAAAGTAATCGGAGACCCAAACGAATACGAAGTACACCCAAAGCTAGAACAACAGATATTCGACCACCTCTCTTCTGTAGAAGGCTTAGCCGAATACCTGCGAGCCACAATGGCTAAAGATATGCAACGGGCATTCTCATCCACTCCTGACCAGTCCCAAATTATACATGGGGCATTTGCAAGAACTTCTTACTTGCTATCACGAATCAAAGATACACGAGCCAACAAATAGTTGTCAGATACTATAACTCGTGTTATAATAAAAGCGGTTTGTACATTCTCTCTCGTCATGACTAAGTTGTGGCGAGGATAGACTGCACAAGCAGTCCTTAGGTCAACTTATGCTGGACCCACCCAGCCTTGGACCCGCACCAAGTAAAAACAGGGACAGTTAGTAAATAAAATAGGGGAGTTGAATATGTCAGAAGACAATCGAGACGACATCGAGGCTGAGATAGCTAAAGCGAAAGCGGAAGTCGAAGAGCGACTAAAGCAGGAGAAAGACGCTGTTGTAGCCGAGCTTATTGCTGAGCGGAAACGCCGACAAGAAGCTGAGGAACTTAACAAGGGAAAGCAAGACGACGGTAAAGAGGACGACCCAGAAAAGGTTATCGAAAAGGTTCTAGAGCGTAAGCAGCAAGAATCCTTCAAACAAATCAAGGAATCGACGATAGAAGCATTTAAACGAAAGCATCCAGAGTTCTCACCAGAGAATGATGCCGCAGGACTAGCATTTGCAAAGTTCCAGCGTGAGTTGCAGAAGTTTAATGAATCATCTGTTCGGTCCAAAGAGGAGTACGAAGAATTACTTTCAGATGCTTACGAGTTTATGAACCGTAAGAAGCGTAATGATGAGAACCCAGTTCCATACTACGCAGGCTCTAATGCCAACCTAGGCTCGTCACCACGCGCCGATGATAATGCTGGTCTCAATGATGCAGAGAAAAGATTAATAGCTTCGGTTGGATGGACCAAGGAGAAATTCCTAGACCAGAAGGCCAAGCGACCATCCTACGTTGCATCACTCCTGAGAAATTATCAACGATAGTTTCATTAAGTTCCATAGATATTAATTAATCTTATTTTTAATCTATGGCAATGATTAAAGTAGGTAGTCTCAATCCACACGGAGCACCAGTGCTTCGCAAGGCCATTCTTTCCAACTCAATTACTTCAACAGTAATGGATTCAATCAAGTTGGCATCAGGCTTTGCAGCTCTCGGTACAACCGGAGCGTTGGTTTTTGGACACCTCACAAATCACAAAGACCCAGATGGTGTTGGTTTGCTCACCACGGGCGTAGCAGGAGCTGAAATTGGTTCTTATGTTGGAACATATCTTACTGCTTCAAACAACCAGACCGTAGGATTGGTAGCAGCAGAATGTGATATTTCTACATTCTCTCTCTATTCTGCAGAAGTAGACGCAGCAATCGGAACCACCACTGGTTCTGACCTCGCTGGTTACAAGATGGACCTTGCTGATGAAGACACACTTGATGAGTCTACAGCAGCTTTGACAACCTTCCAGTACAACGGCTGGGGTGTAGACCCTGAGGATGCAACGAAGGCGATTGTGAACATTTATGAGAGCCAAGTATTTGGTGTATAATCTAACGCAATAATATGGAATCAAGAGGAACATGGACTGACCTGATTGCCGGCGTTGGACTCCAGATTGCCGAGGTCTTTGACCAGGGGCAAGAGGAGTACACACCAGGCATCAGCTCTCTCCTTATCACAACCACTGGTACTGGAGCTGAAAAGCACTTTACTGGTAAAACCGGCCTTGGCCGTCTCACTCGCTTTGACGAAGGAGACAATATCGCCGTAAAGCGTCGATATAAGACATATAAGACTACGGTTGCTTACAACTTCTATGGTGAAGCAATCCAGGTCACTAAGGCAAATATCGAAGACCGTGAGTTTGAAGCACAGCTTGATGAGATGAAGGATCTCTCAGTTGCAGCTAACTACTCACAAGATGAGTCTGGTATGCAGCTCTTCAATGGTGGTTTCGCCACCACAGAATCTGTAAATGGTTATGTAATGAATTTCTACGGAGATGCAGTACCAACCTTTTCTACAGTTCACCCATCAGTAGTTCCTGGTGCAAGCACGCAGTCAAATGCAAGCTCAACTGGTATTACTCTTGGTATGGATAACATTGAGACCGCTAAGGTAGCAATGACGCTCCAGCAAACTGACGATGGACTCGCTCTCGCGATGATGGGCAAGCCAACATTGGTTGTTCCAGTTAACCTTGAACGTGAAGCTCGTGAAATTACTGAGTCAACTCTTGACCCAGAAAACGCGAACAACACTATCAACGTACACACTGGTACTACCAACATGGTAAGTTCACTCTTCCTTGATGCTGTTAACGGAGGTTCTAACACCGCTTGGTTCATGGTCATTCCTGGCCAGAGCAAGATGTACCACGAAGTACGTCAGGCTCCAGAACTTGAGCAGGATGTAGATATTCTCTCGAAGAACGCAACCTTTACCATTGATGCTCGATGGGCAAACTATGTGAAGGATTGGCGACGCACTTGGGGTTCTAAGGGAGACGGAGCAGCTTACTCAAGCTAATCTTTCTTACTTTACTTACTTCCTCTTACTGGGGAGGTAAGATAAAGTTGGAAACAGCTTTAGGAATTAGAATTAAGTTAGAATTATGAAATCACCTACAGTTTTTAGTAACCTTAATGCTCAAGAATTAATTTCTTCTAAGGCAACAGTTACTACAATTAACACCGCCGGAGCTGTTACACTCACAGCGGCACAAGTAGCAGGAGGACTTATCCTTCGTGACCCAAATGGTGCTGGCCGAGCTGACCTCGTACCAACAGTTGCAGCACTTTATACTGAAATTGGAAGCCCTCTCAAGATTGCTGGTTTGTCTTTTGACTTCACCATTCGCAATACTGCAGATGCTGCTGAAACCATTACAGTCACAACCAATACTGGTTGGACTCTTAGCGGAACAATGACTATTGGCCAAAACAACAGCAAGACTTTCCGTGTTGTATTTGATACCGCCGCTGCCGCAACTCTCTATTCACTTGGAACAGTAGTTCACTAAAATATGAATCGCTTCCTGTCTCCAATAGGAGGCTTCGCAAAGAAAATATTGTCATCTAAGCCAGTAACTTATACCAGGAACCAGTCAATGATTCCACAGAACCAGTCTGGCTCAACGACAGCAAAAGCCCCCTACACATTACCGAAAGTAACACCAAAGCCACAACCAAAACCAACGATACCTCAGTATGGCGACAAGCGATACAAGCCATCAACAGGCAAGGGAGTGGGACACTAATATGAAAATTTATAACCCAACAGAAAACGAAGTACGAATTGTCATCGAGGGTATTCTTTACACTGTAGATGCCAATAGTTTTGTTCAAGTTAAAGACTCAGTTGGAACACACTGGCTCAAAGTACATGAATTTCTCCGTTCTTCGGAAGAGTCTGTAGAGATGCCTAAAGAAGTAAAGGCAAAGAAAGTGGAAGAAAAGAAAGAAGAGGATTCTGAATAATATTTAAATATGGGACTTTATTACGAAACACAACCAACACAAGTACTGATAGGTACTAAGACCGAGGCCGGCACACGAACTGGTGTTGCTCTTACTGGTTCCTATCAAGCAGAAGGTGCTGGTTCGCCAACCCGAACAATAAAAACAGGATTGTATTCTAAAATCAATCTTGACATATTGTATACAATGGGTGCGGCCGAAACAGGAAACTCCATTGAAATTATTGCAGAAGGCAGTCCCGACAACGTAAACTTCTATCGTCTTCCAAATGATAATACGTCAGGAGCAACGTCAACATTGACGGCTCGACAGTTTACATTTACAGGAGCGGACGCTGCAGCAACTACAATATCAATAGGTCTTGATATATTCTATAAGTGGATGCGATTTTCATTTAGAGAAGCAGGAGTTGTTACCAACGCAGGAAGCGTATTTGTCGAATCAACCCTAAGCGGTAAATAAAATGGATAAAGATTCTTTCAAGGATACTCAGCGTGTACTAAACGCTCGTGAGTTTTTACGAATACTCAATGATGAAATTGAGACCAACTCAATTATTTTGGCGAAAATAAAACGAGACCAAGTAGAAACGGAGAAGAGTAACCAAGAAAGATTAGCTTTTGTCAAATCAGAAGAGGATAGAATTGAATTAGAAAAAGCAATTCTAAAAGAGGAAAGAGAATCTGTTTCTATTTTAGCCACCAATCTTGTAAAAAAAGATAAGGAGCTAAAAGAAAAAGAACTACAGATTCAGAAGAAAGAATCAGAGTCGTTGTCTAGAATTTCTGATGCTGAAAATAAACACACCAGCCTAATCGCCGACAAGACTAAGCAGCTCAAAGATGTTGAAGATAGAATCAAATCTGCTGAGAGGTCCTACAATGACCTACAATTTGTAAAACAGGCTGAGATAGATAATCTATCATCTTCGATAAAATCTCTCAACCTAGAGCATTCTGTGGCCTCACAGGCCTATGCTAAGCTGCTACATGATATAGAAATAGCAACTAATGAGTTGAAGGCTGTCTATGCAGAGATTACAGAAGCAGAAAAGCGGAACAAGAAGGAGGCTGTAAAGATTGCAGAAGCTAACAATTCACTGAAAGTACGAGAGCAAGATATCCAGAGACGAGAAAGAGATTACTTAATACTTAAGATGAGACTAAGTAAGCTTCTTGAAAAATTATACCCCGGCCAAAACATAGATAATATTCTTAAGTAGTATGTCATTTTTCTCACCACAAAACCCTGGTATTGATGGTTTAGATGAACTAACCTCAGCAGAGGAGTCAGTAGTACAAACCATCGCAGCACTTGGTACTCCTTTGTACTACCTGCGTGTTAATGCCGGTGGTACGGGTGTTGAGTGGGCTTCTGTAGCTGCTGGTGGTGGAGATGTAACGAAAGTTGGTACACCAGTAAACAATCAAATTGGTGTATGGACTGGAGACGGTACTATTGAAGGAGATACAGCTCTAATATTTGATACAACTACAGATACACTCTCAACTGTCAATGGAGCATTTTCAGGTGACGTAACTGTTGCTGATGATGTGTACGATGCCACGGCCTGGAATGGAAGTTTAGAGGTTCCAACCAAGAATGCAATCCGAGACAAAATAGAGGCTCTTGGAACTGGGGTGTCAGATGGAGACAAGGGTGACATAACCGTATCAAGTTCTGGCACTGTGTGGACAATAGATGCTGGCACCGTAACTCTTGCTAAGCAAGCTGACGTTGCAACTGGAACTATATTTTATAGAAAGACAGCGGGAGCTGGTTCACCAGAAGTGCAGACTCTCGCCACACTTAAAACAGACCTCGGACTAACTGGAACAAACTCTGGAGACCAAACAACTATTGTTGGAATTACTGGGACAAAAGCAGAGTTTGACACAGCAGTTACAGATGGAAACTTCTTATATGTTGGTGACATAACCCAATACACTGATGAGTTAGCTCAAGATGCTGTGGGTGCAATGGTAGACACAACAATAGTCTACACAGACGGGACTCCGCTACTAAGCAGAGCTGCGTTGACTGGGGCAATAACTGCCAGTGCTGGTTCTAATACAACTGCTCTTGGTAGTTTTACAAAGGCCCAACTGGACACAGCCGTATCGGATGGTGATGTTCTATATGTTGGCGATGTCACATCCAATGCAACCCACACAGGTGAAGTAACCGGAGCAACTGCACTTACTGTAGATAAGACAGCAATAACAAACAAGACCCTGGTAACGGCCGCCGTCGGAGACCAGATTCTTATTGCCGACGCATCTGATACAGATAACCTTAAGCGAGTAACTGTACAGACCATAGTAGACCTTGCCGGTGGAAGTGGAAACACTTTTAATGATATTTATATTGACCAGTCTGGTGGTACGTCTGATACTTATGGTGCACTATCTGGAACAATCAACGGCTCCAACGCGCTCTTTACGGTATCTCAAAGTGCCTACGCAAGTGGAACCCTTAAGGTCTGGCTAAATGGCCAGTTGATGACACAGGGTACTGGAGAAGACTTTGTTGAAACAACTCCAGCATCAGGCACATTTACATTCAACACCGCGCCAGCAACTGGCTCTCTCATTACTGTTGAGTACCAGAAAGTTGTAACAAACTCAAGTACTATCGGTGATGTACAAGGTCCTGGCTCCGCAACTGATAATGCTGTCGCCAGGTTTGATTTAGCGACCGGTAAAGTAATTCAAAATAGTGGTGTAATAATAGACGATGCCAACGGAATTACAACAACCATTGCGGATGGTGGTAATAGTGCTGGTCTTGTAATAAACCAAAACGATGTAACTAATTTTAAAGCGGCCATTGAAATTAATACTCCAGTTGAAGCAAATACATTTATTGTTACCAGTACCTCCAACACATCTACTGGCCCTTCTTTCCAGACTTATCACAATAGTTCTTCTCCAGCAGCAAATGACCAGATATTTAACTGGACTGTAAGGGGTATGGATACTGCGTCAAATAATCAAATTTATGGCTCTTTTCGACATGATATCATAAGCCCAACAAGTGCATCTGAAATTAGTAAATGGATATTTAGAACATCCTTAGGAGGTTCTGTACAAGAAACTTTATTAATTGGGGATAGTGAAAACGGAATAAAAGTAGGAGCAGCAACTGCAGATGGTATTGTTTCATCTAACGGAAATAATGATCTGGTTCTACGCACTGGCAATGCAGCCACTGGAAATATAACTATAGCAGATGGAACTGACGGAAATATAACAATAACTCCAGATGGCGCAGGAAAGGTTGTTGCAGGAAAGGACCTGGAAGTTCCAGATGAGGCCTACGGGGCTGGCTGGAATGGCTCTGTTGAAGTGCCTACAAAGAACGCTGTATACGACGCAATGATTACGAGGGTTGTTCGTGTAGTTCATGGAGCAACGGCAGGGACTGCAAGACCGTCTGATGCAACATATGTTGAGTGGGTTGGAAGTGTCGAGCCAACTAACGCCACTGATAATGATACATGGGTAGAAACCGCATAATATGGCAACAAGACTAAAAACAGTTAAATTTGCATTTCCAATGCTTGCGTCACTCACTGATGCAACACTAACAAACCTAACTCAGATAACTACATATATACCAGAAACAGTTTCTGCTTTTCGTTCGGCTTTCATTGAGTTCACAACCCAAGATATTATTACAGCAACTGGTGGAACAGCGACAGAATGGCGTGTTGGCTTTAGACTTGGTGCTGCCGGATATACAACCGTGACAGAATTGAACGATGCTACTAACTCAGGTGAAAACTTGAGCGCAAAGTTTATTGTTGATATGACATCACACTTCACGACTAACTGGACTGGCACTAGCATGACCGCCGACTGCCAGGTGTATGTTGACCAAAGTACAGGGACAACACTCGGCCAGCGCAATGTCGCGGCTGTGCTCACCATAACGTATGAGTACGATGACACGGCCAGCACTCACATAAAAACAGTTTGTGTACCTCTCGATAGTCCGACAGGTGCTCTAAATACTGCTTCACTAACGGAAATTGGTACGAACCAGATACCAAACCTTGATACCTTCCTACCTGAAACATCGAAAGTATATCGAGACATTTTCTTTGTCATAGAGGGGAATGAATCAAGTAGTGGCAGTACTACGGATAGAACACTTGAAGCAGCTCTCGATGCAGAGGCAGCGACATCCTTCGGGACAACAGAACGTGCGTTAGCAACAGACAGATTTGTGAGATTTGTGTGGAGTAGAACAGACATGACAACGAATGCCACACACCAATTCAAACTCCGTTCAAACGCCACAGCCGGATTTAACCATGTAACCATCAGATTGTATGTCACTTATGAGTTTGATTCTTCATCAACTAGCGCGATGGTGTCGGTGGCCTTACCATTTGAAATACCTAGTCCAATGGGTGGTACAACGTCTGGCGACGCATCTAAAGTAACACGCGATTTATGGATTGAGGAAGACGCAACCATCACTATGGCTCGCGCAGCCACCCTCCTTCACTACAATACTGCCGCTCCAGTGGCTGGACTAAATATCCGCACGAATAATGAGGGTGCAACTACTCAGGCATACCAAGCATATACAGATAATTCCAGCGTGTTAGCTGGAGGCGTTCAGCTTATGCGACGCTTCGATACTGCCGTTACACTTGCGCGAGGGCGCAATACGATTGTTGTTGAAGTATATCGTACAGACACAGCCGATTTAGGCTACAATATTTCAGGACTTATCATTGTTAACTACACCTGTACTGTCCCATCAGGTGGGCATGGCGCAATAAACCATACTGTTGAGAATCTACTTATTGCCTCAAATGGTGCAGCAGCCTCTAGTACAAGACTGTCGGCATCAACGGCTCTTGTGGCAATTCCTGAGACAGACTGGTTTGCCAGCTCACTAGGGGCTCGACTAACGATATTCAAAACAGGAACTGGTACAATTGGTGGAATTAGTCTTATTTCAGAGGCTGGTACTGGTGGTTGGTTTCCATTATATTCAGATATATTGATTACCGACGCAGAAGCGGGTGTGTCAGAAGCATATTGTGCATTTCGCTCTGATTTCTTGAGATGGTCAGGCGATGTGGCAGACGGTAGAAGTAACCCTGAAAATGCTCGCTTATGGCGTGTTACTACGGGTACAACAGCCTTTTACGCTCTAGTTGGCATGGTGACGTACCACTCAAATACATTTACTGCCGCAGATTCAATCTCTGGATTCACTGGCACAGTCAATCTTGGACTACACAGAAGTTCTACTGGAGAAAAGGTTCTAGAAACAACACGTAGCGGAGATGGGGCTTTTAGCTTTACTTGGTTTGATGACACAGAAAGTTTGTTTGTTTCTGCAGAGGATGGTACAAATGTTGGCAGAAGTGAAGACACATTAGCAACATAGTATGGCATTTCAAGTAACATCAAACACTAGTACCGGGTTCAGCATATCTCTTGCTGGCTCACCTACTGTTATCTGGGGTAAGATTAAGTTATCAGGAACTTTTGTGGATATTATTGATAAAAAGTTTAAAGTATCTGGAGCATTTGCTAGTGCAGTGGGTTATAAAATTAAAATAGGTGGTGTGTTTGTGGACCTCGTGTAATTATACTAAAATGGCAACAACTAAAATACAAAAAGAATATCTTGACGACGAGCTTGTTTCGTTAGATGGTACGCAAACGCTAACAAATAAGCGTAAAACTCTTCGTATAACTACAGAGGCATCTTCTGCAACACCAACAATAAATACAGATAACTGTGATGTTCATCGTATAACTGCCCTTGCTGCCGACGTAACATCATTTACTACAAATTTAAGCGGTACTCCAACAAGTATGCAAGTACTTGGTATTGAAGTAACTCCTACAGCAACTCGTACAGTAACTTGGGGTTCTTCTTTTGAGGACGGCTTAGAGTATACTCTTCCAACTTCTTTTACTGGAACGACTACTGGCTTATATCTATTCTACTGGAACACAATAACAAGTAAGTGGAGATACGGAGGCAAGCTTTAAATAATAAAAAATAACAATAACTAATTATGTATACAGTAACTTACGATGAAAAAAGAAAAAACGCGGCTACTAGACAAATTGAGCTATTAGTCACTGTCACAAATAGCTTGGATGGAGCAAGTTTTCCATACACATTTCGGTTTCCTCTCTATACATCGTTGGCCCAAATAAATCGAATTGTAAAAGACTTTGTAGAAGAATTAGAGGCTGGTGATACGCTTGGTGACACTATTCCTCTTGGGTCAGTTGATTTAAGTGTTGTTGGTAGTGACGTAACACCAGAGAAAGCTGCCTTTTTAGAGTTTGTGAAAGACGTAGCAAAACGTGAGCGTGTGCAGAAGCTTATTGATTGGGCGATTATACCAGACACTAGCCCAAAAGTGGTCGCACTTAATGATAAGATTAAAGCCGCTCTCCAGACTAACCCAACCTTCTTAGACCAAATCTAATATGGCAGGCTGGAGCTACGAACAGAATTTCGACAGTCTATCAACTGGTAACCTTTCGGGCCAGGATAGTTGGACGTATGTGGCCGGCTCACAACCTCAGGTGCAGGGTTCTGTTTTTGAAAGCTCACCCTACGCCATATCAGCAGACCCCGATACAAACGCAAATACTTACCGAGACGTAACTGCGGCAAATGACGACGGTACGATTGTTTATGTGTCTATGCGTATGACAAGTGCTTCGACGGTGGATAATGTGGGTGTTCGTTTTGGTAGTGGGGGAACAAATATCGCGACCATGTACATGAATGCTCAGAACGCGGGCGACCTATCAGTTCGTGACCCAAACATTGGAACCTACCAAAACATCACTACAGGAATTAGTGCTGATACATGGTATCGACTCGGTATTGAGTTTGACTTCACCAACGACCGTGTCCGTGGCAACTTCAACAACGGGACAATGTCCGCCTGGCTAAACCTGTCTGCCTTTTCCCAAATTTCTCGAATAACCCTTGAGGCCAATAACGGAGATGGAACAGCTACAACTTGTTATTGGGATAATATCAGTGCATCTTATGATGTGCCTGGTGTGATTCGTTTTGATTCACAATCAACCGTAAACTCTACAACCGGCACTTCTTTGACATTCCCTTTTAATAATGCTGGGGGCAACTTTATTATAGTAGTTGGACACGATACGGACACTGGTGGTTCATCCGCAGTAACTGGGGTGACGTACAATGGAGTAGCTTTGACTGCTGGTCCAACAGCCCAAACTCCGTCTGACCGATATGTTACTCTTTGGTACGGCAACACCTCAGCCACTGGCTCTAATGATGTTGTGATCTCTGCATCAGCTTCGGTCCCCCTACGGTTTTCGGCGTATTCATACTCTGGGGTGGCATCTGCATCTCCTATTGATGGTTCTGACACCTCGACTGCGTCAACTGTTACTACAGTATCTACAGACATCACCACTGTGACTGACAATGCGTGGATGTTCATGTTCACTAAGGATAATTCTGGAGGTAAAATAGCAACATCATCAACAGGCGACATAGTACGAATGACTAATGATGCTGGTGGACATTCAGTAATTGACACTGGTGCACAAATTACACCAGCAGGAGCAAATACAATGACTATTAACTGGACAGGGAATACAAATGTTGCAGCCTTGGCTATTGCTTTAAAGCCATACACAGGTGCCGTCACTACCAAAACAAGTTTTTTACTTTTTCAATTAGGATTCTAAAATGATAGAGCACATTTATTTTGTAATAGGATTAATCTCGTACATTCTTGGTGCGGTATCATTCATGGTCCTGAAAGATAATGAGGTTGACCTAGAGAAAAGGGTCGCCTTGCTAATACTTGCTGGCTGGTTTAGCTTTTCCATGATGGCGTACTTCCAGGAGAGAGAATTAAATTTATTCTTCAACGCTGCTGGACTTGGTGCTGTTGGTAACTTACTAGGAATAAAGACCTCTGACCTTCTTAAGTCGATACTCAGAAAATGAAAAACTTCCTTTTAAATTATCTAATAAATGTTATAATAGCGTTGTTTGTTTTAAATACAATCAACACTTTTGTAAACATAGACCAGAAGATGATGGTTGGAATAATAATTATTAGCTGGCTATTAATCGCCGAAATACTTTATGCAACGAGAGAAACTAATCAAACTACTGACCGCACTGATACAACAGCTCATAGTAATCCTTAGGGAGATGCAAAAAGAGGGTGGTGCCTCAAATCGTGAGAAGCTACACTCAGCAGCTCTATCTTTCTTGGGTAAGGATGCGTCACCTAATGATGTCGCACCCGATGAGCTTGGCTGTGCAGAGTCAGTAAATGATATATTTATTTCTGTATTTGGTAAGCCTATTGGTGGTGATGTATCAACCTACAGAATGTACGCCGCTCTACAGACAGACCAAAGATTTATACGAGTTGACTCACCAATGGCTGGAGATATAGTATTATCTCCGACTGGATATGGTAACGGAGGACTGTCCGCGGGTCATGTAGGTATAGTTGACGTAGATGATAAAATAATGTCTAATAGTTCAGCCACAGGTAAGTGGACACAGAACTATACAATAAAGACATGGACGGATTATTATAAAGGAAAGGGGGGATACCCAGTACTATTTTTTAGAGTAATATAATATGTTTGAAAATATTGACAACATTCTTAATATCGACCCAACCTACATTGCCTTGTTTGGTGCGGTCGTTCTATCATCGGTTCAGTTACTAAAGAATATCTTTCCATTTACTGGGGGATACTCAGTAGCTGTGACTTCTATTATATCAATTATATTTGCAGTTTGTGTAAGTCTAGAATGGACCAAAGTAATTGAGATACTGGTCCTGGGATACCTTATTGCCGCTGCAGCATCTGGAACCTATTCTTGGACCCAGACAAAGCAGAAGGGAGTAGAAGACTTGTTCAAGGAGTAAAAGTATTGTATAATCATTAAATGTTAGACTGGCAAATAGAACAGGAAATAAAGCAGCTTCGAGCAGAAGTAGACACCCTTAAATCTAAGGATGTCATTACTCGTGACATGAATGCTCAGACTAAGGACGTGTTCAAGGAGCTAATGAAGGATATTATTTTTGACCTAGTGTGGGATGAAGTATTTTACATATCCTCTATGGATGGTCCGGCCGCAACCACCACATCTGCATCTGAGTTATTCTCATCAGCAACTCGACAGGCTGATACTTCTGCTGAAAGCTTTCTTTCTACAGACAGGATAAGTAAGTTCCGTTGCCACTTCTACTTTAATGGGACTGACGTAACCGATTGTACTGCATACATTGGTAGTATGGGAACCGCAACAACTGATACTGGTATAACCTCTATTAACCAGGCTGGCATGGAGTACTTAGCAATTAAGGTTACAAACGGAGTTGTTACACTTGTTTCTAAATCACACCTTGGTTCCAAGGAAAAGTCAACTCAGTACACAATAACTGACGACACAACATACCGATTAGATATTAATTATTTTCCACGTGAGCGTGCCGAGTTCTATATCAATGGAAAGTTTGTTGGAGGTATGACAGAGTACCTACCGGGCCAACCAAACATAGTCACCTTCTTCCCACTCATGGTGTCTATTACTCGCGGTGGTGCAACAAATAGGAATGTTACAGTAGAGTCGTGGGAGTTTATTCAAGAAAGACAATAGTATGGCATCAATTACAATAGATTTATCTGGAGCTGCAGGACTAGTACCACAATCACACGGAGATGTAAACCAGAATGTTGCTGGCACTAATCTTCGTTATCTTGGCGCAGATGGCCAGATGGCTTCTGGTTATTACAACCCAATTAAAAAATATGGTTATCTTTCTCCAGCAGTGGGAACAGCTAAGGAGCTTACAGGGACTATTTCTGGCCCCATTAACGCCATACATTTTGAACCAGAAGGCGGAGACTTATATATAACACAAGGAGACAATGAGATTCTTACATTGTCTAGTCTTTCTGATACGAGTCTGTCTGTATACAAGACACTAACTTCGGCATATACGGTTATTGATTCCGAACTATATGAGTTAAATGGCAACAAGGCACTCTTCTACCTTATAAATAGCGGAACAGATATTGCTGACGGCGGAAATGGATACGTGGTTGGTTTCTCATTTCTTGACACCGCAGATAATGCTACAGCTATTGATTCAGGAGTAAACTTACTAACCTCTGATGTCGCGCTCTCGGTTGACCTAGTTAGGTCAGCCTCTGAAGGTATTGTTAGCCAAGATGGACGTAAACTTGCTCAGCAGTTTTACTCTGATGATTTAGAGGGCTTACAGCTTTCTGGTGTAGATTTAATGCTCTCTCTAGAGGGCGGAACTGGCGCAGGAATAACAATCAAGGTCTCAATACAGACAGAAGCAGACTCCGCAACATCTCCATATACTTCACGTGGGGCATGGAGCAATGCAGTTACTGACTATGTAGTTAATGACACTGTTACTAACGGAGGTAACACCTGGGCTTGTATACAGGCTCACAACGCATCATCTACAGCCAACGACGAGCCAGGTGTTGGTTCTGATTGGGAGTTGTACTGGGTTCTTTTTGGGTCTCCGTCCGGTACAGAACTTACATCTGCAACATTCTTACTTAGCTCAATAAGCAATTACGCTTCTTCTGATTCAACAAGAAAGAGCTTAATATTTTCTAGCCCAATTACTCTTACTGCCGCAACCAAGTATTGGATAGTAATTGAAGAGTCTGGTTCTAACATGGGTGCTTCTGACAAAATGTCATGGAAGCATACAACAAACGGCAATGGCACTTACGCACGACTCGGTAGAATAAATTACTCAACTGGCGGCTACTGGTTTGATATTAACTTAAATGGAGACACGCTCTCCGCAAACCACGACAACTTTGACTTCCGGTTAAATGTAAACTCATCAGAAACCTGGTCTAAGGACATAGCCTACGGGAAGTTTAATCAAGAAAGAATACCATCGGGAAGTATTTATGACCAGAGAACCTTCCTTCATATTTCCGACAATGCTTTGATGTACTGGGTTGTTGGTAATAAGATGCACACTATTGATGGCTCAATCACTGGAGGAGAATATGGCAAGATAAGTGAGTCAGTTATTCAGTTCCCTGCTTACTTAAACATTGTTGACATCGCAGAGACTCGCTCCAGAATGTATGTAGGAGTACAGACCTCTACACCAATCACTGGTTCTACATCGGAGTTTTATGAAGCACAGGTCTGTGGAGTGTTTGTGTGGGATAGAAAGAGTCAAGTGCAGGGGCAGGCAGAGTTATATCAGTGTCCTGGCGCAATGTCTATAGCTCAGCTATACACATCTTCTAATGGTAGTGTGTACGCCATAACAATAAACGCCACTGGAGAGGGAGAGATACGAACAGCTAACGGAAATCAGTTTGAAGTAATTCGTAAGATAGGACAAAAGGCATGGCCATCAACTCGAAGGTCTGTAGTAAATACTGGTGGTCTGTCTGTTTGGCTTGGAGTTGATAGTAATATATACGGTTTTGGTTCACCATTCCCTGGTGAGAAAGAAGGATTCTTTACTCTTGGAAGTCTGTTTGCATACACAGCTTCTGACCTTCTTAACTGTACTGTTGCCTTTGCTGGTAACACTGACAACACTAGCCCCAACACCGCCGTACTGTTTGGAACACAACCATTCAGTACTTCAACTTACGACATCTTTAAGTGGATACCTAATGGTGAGGGAACGCTAGACTCGGTTGCTCAAACAGCAATGCAGGGTGATATATATA